TAATGAATTTTTCTGAACCACCGGAGGATCCAGATGTGAACCAACCCGAACCGGCTGACGCGGGCGCGATGCCCCCTTCGGCCGAAGAGTATCAGCGCAAGATGGACGCGCTTTTGGCGCGAGAGGCGGAAATTGCCAAACGCGAAGCCGAGCTGACCCGCGCGGCGGATACCCAATTCGTGGAAGGGGCGATCGCCTCGGGCAAAGTGCCGCCATTCCTGAAGGAGCGGGCGATCGAGCTGTTGGGCGCGCTGCCTGACGAGCCGACCCAAATTCTGACCTTCAGCGAAGGGGGCCGGGAAACCAAAGCCACGCCCAAGCAGATTTTCCGAGAACTTCTCGGGTCGCTGCGCACCGTCCAGTTTGGCGAGGTGGCTCCCGAGTCCGATTCGCCAATTGGCGACAGCAACGACTCAGTAGCGGTTTCCAACAAGGCTCGCCGGTTGGTCGCTGAAGCGGCAGCCAATGGCGAGGTCATTTCGTTCACTGAAGCCGTGATTCGGGCGGGAGGCTAGGCGCGATGAGCTGGTCAAATCAAGGACTACAGAAGGCTTACGTCGCCTCGGGAGCCATCCCGGCCTATAGCGCCGTCAAGGCTGGAGCCACGGCGAACACGGTGGCCCTGGCCACTGCCGCCACCGACAAAATTATCGGCGCGGTTGGGGAGCTGCCGGTGGTTGACCTGGAGCGCGTGGACGTGATTCTCGACGGGATTGCGGATCTGCGGGCGGGCGGGACGATCGCGGCGGGCGACCTGCTGACGGCGGCCGCCGGCGGCGCGGTGGTGGCGGCAACAACGGGCGATCGAACGATCGGGATGGCGCTGGCTGCGGCGGTCTCGGGCGATCGGCTGCCGGTATTACTCAACCAGGGGGTTGCCTAGATGGCACAACAACCATTCCCACGCGAGTCTCGGCTGACCAGCATCCTGCTGGCCTACAAAAACGCCGAGATGATCGCCGACCGCATCTTGCCTGTCACACCCGTCCCCACGCCGGAATTTCGCTGGACGAAGTACGACCTCAACGCGCCGTTTCGGATTCCCGAAACCCTGGTGGGGCGCAAGTCTCGGACGAACGCGGTCGAGACCAACGCCACCGAAGAAACCAGCAGCACCGAGGACTACGGGCTGGAATACCCCGTCCCCCAACGGGACATCGATCGGCAAACGGACACCTTCCGCCCGGTCGAAATGGCGACCGAGTGGCTGGCCCAACTGATGGCCCTCAGCCGCGAAAAGCGGGTGGCGGGAGCGGTGTTTAACGCCAGCCTGTATCCCGTAGCCAACAAGGAAACCCTCAGCGGCACGGCGCAGTGGTCGGACTTCACCAACTCCGACCCGTTGGCCAAGCTGCTCTCGGTGATGGACGGGTTGATCATGCGCCCCAACAAAATCGTGATGGGCAACGCGGTCTGGTCGGTATTGCGCCGCCATCCCAAGCTGGTGAAGGCTTACCACGGCAACGAAGGCGGCGACGGGCTGATCACGCGGCAGTTCCTGGCGGACTTGCTGGAAGTCCAAGAAATTGTGGTCGGTCAGGGCTGGGCCAACACGGCCAACGTGGGTCAAACCGCCAACGTGCAGCAGATTTGGGGCAAACACTGCCTGCTGATCTACACCGACAAGCTGGCGGGGCCGCAGACGGGGCTGACCTTTGGGCTGACCGCTCAGTTTGGCCAAGCCTTTGCGGGGCGGATCGCTGACCCGCACATGGGCCTGCGCGGCGGCACGATCGTCCGCACCGGTTGGGAAATCAAAGAACTGGTGACGGCTCCGTGGCTTGGTTATTTCATTCAAAACGCCGTGGCGTAAGCGATTGGTCGCTTGCGTCACAGATGGTGGCGGACTTCCTGCGCGATCCGCAGGCGCATCCGCTGCCCGATCCACCGATTCAGGGAGCAACGATGGCAGACCCGAAACCCTCTAACGACCCGCACGACGACCCGGACGGGCTGTGGCGGACTGACTACATTGACAGCCCCAGCCCGGCTCCTGCACCGGCTCCGACCCCACCTAGCGAGGATTCTGAGTGATGACTGAAACCAAACGCACTTATCAGGTTCTGTCTCCCGTGGACTTTGGCGGCGACATCGGGCTAGTGCGCCCGGTGGACGAAGCCGGAACGCCCGTGGTGAAGACGGTGGAGCTGGATGACGACCAGGCGTTGCCCCTGGAACTGGTGGGGGCGATCGAGCTGGTGGAACCGCAGCCCGAACAGCCGAAAAAGGAACGCCCCCCTGGTGGGGTTGTGCGCAAACCTAGTGAGGGCGGCGAGGCGTGAGCTACGCAACGATCGCCGACTTTCTGGACGGGTTCGATTTGGAGGAGGCGATCGCCCTCACCAACCAGGCCGACCCCACGGCGACCACGGTGGACGAAACGGAGCTGCAAACCGCTCTGGACAACGCCTCCGCCGAGATTGACCTTTACGTGGGCGGGCGCTACGACCTGCCCTTGACCAACCCGCCCGCGTTCCTGGGCCAAATCTGCCTCGATATCAGCCGCTATCGGCTGGAGCACGGGATTCCGCGCGAGGACGTGCGGCAACGGTACGAGGACGCAATCAAAAAGCTGGAGGCGATCGCCACCGGCAAGATCCAACTCCCAACCGGCACGGGCAACCCCAGCGACGCGGCGACGCGGCTGGCGGAGTGGCAGGAGCCAACGCGGGTTTGGGACACCAATAGCCTGAGCCAATTCTGATGCGACAAGCGCTCGAAGCTGCCGTGGTGGAGGCATTGCAGCCCCTCGAAGCCAGCCACTCGGCAAAAATTTACGCCTATCCCGATCGGGAGTTCGATCGCGCCCACTACCAGTGTTTGGTGCTGGTGGGATTCAGCGCCCTCTCCCTGGCAGCGCCGGCCACCTTTGACGGCGGGCCCCAGGTGGGAACCGCCCAGGTGGAGCTGGACGTGCAAGCCAGCGATGCCTATGGGCGCACGAAGCTGCTGGCGCTGCTGGACGCGATCCAGGAAGCCTTGACCGGTCTGCCCTTTGGCGACGGCGAGGCTTACCTGACCAAAGAGGGATTCCTCGATCGCCAGCCCGGCCTCTGGCGCTACGGCCAAAATTACTCCTTCCCAGTGACCTACCCCCATGCCTCAACCTAAGAAGCCCGCCCAGGCCACACGCGGCAAGTTAACCGAGGTGACGATCGCCCTGATGGCTCAGGGGATTCGCACCCCGCCCACCTCCACCAGCCTGACGGCCAGCACGGCCGCCAAGGGAGCCACCACCGTCACCGTCAGCGGCATAACCTCCGAAATCCAAGCGGGGCAAGCGCTGCTGTTCATTGACCCCACGGACGACAGCCAGTATTTGGCGATCGTGTCGGCCAAGGCGGCGGCCAGTGCCACGAGCCTGACGGTGCTGGCGCTGGGCGAGGCGATTCCCGCCGACGCGGTGGCGCAATATCCACCCCGAGCCATGCTGCGATCGAGCGCCGACCTGAGCACCGAAGCGGACACCGCCGAAGTGGACAGCTTTGACCACGTGAACAAGGACTACATCCCCCTGGGCAACTCCAGCGAGTTCAGCCTTGAGGGCATGTACACCCACTACGACCCGGCGCGGCACACCTGTGCCTTTGCCCAGCGCAACGGGCTGGAAATCTACTGGACGCGCACCTTTGGCCCGCCCAACGCCAAATACACCAAGGGCGAAGTTCAGAGCGGCTTTGGGATCGTCACCAGCGTGGAGGAATCCGCGCCGAACGACGAAATGGTGGGCAACTCCGTGACGATCCAGGTCACGAGCCGCCTGCCCGATGTGTTGCCGACTCCGATCGCCTAATGGGGATCTGGAATTGGCTGTCCGGCCAGCCCGCCGACTGGGAAGCCGAAGGCTGGGCCAGCGCCGAAGAGCGTCGCAAGGCGCTGGAAAACCTGCAAGACCTGGAGGACTGCGAAAACGCCCTCCAGTGCGGCGATACGGAGCGGGCGGAGGGCTATTTGCAGCGAATCCGCCAGGGGTTGATCGACCTGGGCATCGACCCTGACGAGTTAACGCACTAGGAGTTTGGGCTATGGGCCGATCGCTGAAAAACGTTGTGCAGGAATACCTGGAGTTGTCGCAACAAATGGTCGAACTCGCTGAGGCGATGGGGCTGTTGCGGGAACGCCTAGAAACCTTGCTGGATAAGGAGCCTGAGAAAAAGTATCAGTGCGAGGGCGGGACGTTCTCCCTCGTGCCCGCTCCGACCAAGGTGGAAGCGACCGTGGCTCCCACGATGCTGGAGTTTCGCTACCAGAAGGTGACGGCGGATGTGAGCGCCCTCCGCAAGGCGCTGGAGTTGGGGCTGGATGTGCCCGCGCGGTTGGTGCAGCCCGAGAAGCCGCTCATGCTGAGGGTTCAGCTCAAGAAAGAGCCGTGAACCGTGCCCTGCAAACGCGCGGGGTGTTCGCGATCGACTGTCGGCGACGGGGCGATCGGCTGTGGGTGGGGCTGTTGCTCCTCGATGGCGATCGGGTGGGCGCGCACACCCTGGTCGATCGGGAGACCCAAGCCACCGTCGCCGTGTTCCTGCCGCCAGGCCTAGACCCGATTTCTTACCAAGTGGAGCTTGCGATTAATGTCAACGCCAACCCCCTGCCTGCCCTTCAAGACCCTGCCTGCGGCTCCGGTCAGCCACACGATCGGGAACGCGGTGATCGGCAGTTTCGAGATCCCGAAATACGGGAGCCTGACCTTTAACGAGCTGCACTCTTTTCGGTGTCGCCTGAGTGCGCTGGAAGGCTTGCCCACGTTGGAATACGAGAGCGCCGTGCGGGCGTGGCAAGCGACGATCCTGATTCAGTCGCGGCTCTGTCCTGAGTGGCAGTTTGAGCACACGATCGCCCCAACCTGGCAAATCGATGCCAGTGATTGGGCGGAGTTCGATCGGCCGGTCAGCGCGGCCATGGTCGAAGAGTTGAGCAATTTCTGGGCCAAGGAAGCCAACCGCTGGGAGCCGGACAGCTACGAGCTGGTGGTGCAAGGGCGGGACGCGAGCGAGCAAGCCAAGGACTACGCCCAAACCCACGGGCTGGTGGTGGTGACGCGGGACGACCTGAAAGACCTGTACTACTGCTTCCGGGCGTTTCTGGTTCCCAAGGGGGGCTTCCCGGCCTGGAAGGTGATCTGGGATTTTTCGGCGCAGGCGGCGGATGAACCCGAGAGCGACACCCCGACCGCACCGCTGGGGGAGTAGATTGGGCGGCGGCGTTTTTTCGGCTGAATGCCGCCTGGCCGCAGTATTTCAGCGAAGACCAGTTTGGCAACCGACCGCTGCACCTGGTGGAGACGGCGCTGCGGGAACTCGATCGGCGCGAGACCGAGGCCGCAGCCCGCGCGGGCGACGCGGTGAGCACGATTGCCGCCAGCTACTTCCAAGCCCACAAGGCCCGGGTGACGGCCCTGGACTTCAACCCCTGGCGACGGGCGATCGCCGTGCGACAGGCCCGCGAGCAAGTGCCACCGCGCACCGCCGAAATCTTTCTGGAACTGCAAGCCGAAAGTAGGCTCCCGAACTGGGCGCTGCTGTTGATTGCTGACGAGATCCCTACCCTGAGCCTTTCTGCAAATGGCTAGTAGTGCTGGCATTGATATCATCATCGGGGCCGACCCTTCAGGGCTGTTGAGCGGCCTGAAGGGAGTCGAGGGCGCGATCGACCGGTTTGCGGATCAGGTCGAAAAGGCCCTGAAGGGCATCGACCTGAAGGGCGGCCTGCGCGACTTGCCCGGTGATCTGGGCGAAGTGGGCAAAAAGGGCGGCAGCCGGTTCAATGCCGCGTTTAAGGAAGCCCTCGACCCGCGCAACCTGGCTCAGGGCTTTGCTCAGGGCGTGGGGCAACAGCTCACGACCCTGCCGCTGAATGCCGTCGCCGGGGGCTTCAACCTGGTGGCGGGCGCGGTCGGCTCCAGCCTGGACAAGTTTAAAGAGTTCAGTGGCACGATCCAGCGGATCGGCGTGCTGACGGGCGAAACGGGCACGGCCGACATGGCGGCCCTGAAGAAGGAAATCGAAACCCTGGGAGCCAGCACCAGCAAGAGCGCCACCGAGGTGGCCCAGATGGCGGTGGAGCTGTCAGCGGCGGGCTTTACGGCAAAGGAGCAAAAGGAAGCCCTAAAGGGGATTGTGCTTGGGTCTGAGGCGACGGGTGAGAGCCTGAAGCGTGTGGGCGAGGTGGGCGCATCCACGGTGCGATCGTTCACTCAGGTGGGGCTGAGTGCGGATTCGGCTGGGCTGAAAGCCAATGACATGGCCAAGGTGATGGATGCGCTGGTGGCGACGGGAAACGCCAGTGCGGTTGGCGTTGACGACCTTGGCGAGTCGCTCAAATATCTGGCTCCCACTGCCAATGCCAACAATCAGTCGCTGAATTCGATGCTGGTGACTTTGGGGCTGCTGGGCAATGCGGGGCTGAAAGCGGGGCCGGCGGGCACATACATGTCCGAGGTGATCTCGAATATGTCGATCGCCTCGGCCAAGGCTGTGCCGTTTTTGTCCTTGATGGGCAAATCGCTGCAAGAAATCAAGATGGTGGATGGCGTTGACGACCAAACGGCGGCGTTTCTGGCGTTGGGGGTGAACACCCGTGATGCCAGCGGCAAGATGCGCGACTTTAGCGAACTGTTGCCGGAATTGCGGCAACGAATGAAGGGATTGAGCGCTACTGACCAAGCCGTGATCTCCAAGGCCCTGTTTGGGGTTGAGGGGGGCAAGGCGGTTTCCGTCCTAGTGAACGCCACCGAAGCCGATATCACCAAGATGAAAACCACGATCGACGCGGCGGGCGGGTCGGCGGTGAAGGCTGGGCAGGAGTTGCAGAAGGGGTTTGGGCCGGCGCTGGAGCAGTTGGGCGGGGCGATCGAGACCCTGCAATTGAAGTTCGGCGAGGCGCTGGCTCCGGCGGTGGAAGGGGTGGCGCGGCTGCTGGGGGATCTGTTTTCCCGGATGTCGGAAACGGGGATGTTTGACCAGATGGGCGCGTCGTTTCAGCAGCTCGGTCAAACCCTGATGAGCTTGACGGGCAACGATGCGGTGATGGACTCGCTGGCCCAGGCGATTTCCTCGGTGGTGACGGCGCTGGCCCAGATGACCGGTGAGGGGGCGGTGGCCTTTGCCAACTGGATCCAGCAGATGGGGCCCCAGATTCCGGGGCTGGCGGCGGGGTTCCAAGAGTTTGCGATGAAGGCGATCGAGCTGGCCCAGGGGCTGGCACCGATCGCTCAGGCGGGCTTGTTTTTGGTGGGCGTGGTGGCTCAGTTGGGGCTGGCTTGGGGCGGCTTCATGAACCAAATCGGGCTGCCGGTGCTGCAAACGGTGACGACGGTGCTGACCGCGATCGGCGGGGCGATCGGCTCGGTGCTGCAAGCCGTGGGCGGAATGCTGCAAGGGCTGGCGGGCGTGGCGGGCGTGGTTCCCGGTTTGAGCGAGGCGTTGGGCGGTTCGGCGGCGGCCTTGCAACAGTCGGGCGCGGCGATGCAGACCTTTGGCGGGCAGATGAGCGGCGCACAGGGCGCAATCCAAGGCGCGGCCACGGCTTCGGGCAACCTGGCGACGGCGACCCAAGGGGCAACCGGCTCCACCACGGCCCTGGGCACGGCGGCCCAAGGCGCGGGCAAAGCGGCCCAAGGGGCGACGGGCGGGCTGAAGGCAGCGGCCGGGGGAGCCAGCAGCCTCAGCGGAGCCGCGAGCCAAGCCACCAGCGCCAACCAGGGTTTGGCGGGCGCGGCCCAAGGGGCAGCGGGTGCGGTGAACCAACAGGCGGGCGCGGCGAATGCAGCGGCGAATGCGAACCGGGGCCAGGCGGCGGCGCTGACCCAATCGGCGGGCGCGGCGGCTACCTTGGCGGGCAACACCCAGCGGGCGGGCGACGCGGCTACGGGAGCCAGCAAGGGCTTTAGCAGCAGTACGGTGGCGGTGTTGGGGATGTTGGGGCCGTTGGGTCAGGTGGCTCAGGCGGCCGCCAGCCTGTGGAACATCCTGGGGTCGATCATGAGCTTCAAGCCTCCGGCGATTCCGGGTGGTGGCGGCGGCGGTGGGGGCAAGCCTCCCGCGAAGCCTGCGGCCAAGCCCGCCAAACCGAAGGCGCGGGCCAAGGGCGGGCCGGTGTGGCCCGGTGAGGCGTTTTTGGTGGGGGAACGGGGGCCGGAGCTGTTTGTGCCACCGGGTAGCGGGATGATCCTGACGGCTTCGGAGACTTCGGGGCTGCTGTCGGCGGGCGTTCCGGGGTTTGCCGGTGGGGGGCGTGTGCGGGGTCGTGAGCCGATCGTGGTGGGCGAGAACGGCCCGGAGAGTTTTGTGGGCGGGTCGGGGGGCAAGGAAACGCCCTGGCGACGGATGTGGGGTGATCTGGCGCGGGAGGCAGATGCGCGGGCGATCGGGGGGCGTGGGAGCAGCGCGGGCGGTGTGAGTGGCTCGGGTGCGCCGATCGATGTGCAAGTGGAGCTACAACCGCCGACTGGTGGGGGCGCGGGCGATGCTCCCGCCACGGAGACGGGGTTGAGCGCTGAGATCGATCGGGTGATTGCGGCGATCGATGCGTTGGCGGTCAGCCTCAGCCAGTCGGACGCTCAGAAAGCCACCAACAGCAAGGCGTTTGAGGACTTGAGCGCTAAGGCGGGCGCACCGATCGACCGGGCAACGTTCGATCGCACCTTGGCCCAGGTGACGCAACTGCAAGGGCGGGGAGCCAGCGCCGACCAGTTGGGCACGACGGCGACCCGTGCCAGTGAGGCCGGGATTGATGTGCGATCGCTGGGCGTGAAACTCAGTGAGGACGTGGCGAAACAGGTGGAAGCCAACCTAGCCAAGGTGGCCCAGGCGGCCCAGGAAAAGACCGCCACGGGTCTGGGCGCAACGGCGGGCAAGGTGGACAAGGGGACGATCGACCAAACCAAGGCGGCGGAGGACTTGGGGGCGAAGTTCGATTCGTTGGCGGAGGAGGTGCGCGCCCTGGCCAATAGCCCGCGCGATCTGACCGTGAATGGGTCGCAGAATCCGTCCGCCGACGCGGCGAAGCTGATGGAAAAAATGCAGGTTTTGGCTTCGGCGGGGGTGCGGCGATGACTTTGACCTTGAGCCTTGGGAGCCGCACGGTGATCCTGCCCCAGCGCGGGTTTCTGCCGGGATTGGAGGGGTACGATCGCCGCCAGATTCGGATCGATGGCGGCGACGCGACGGGCGATATTGCCTACAGCGCTGCGGGCACGCCGATCCTGGACGGGCCGGCGGTGGCAAACAAGCACCGCTGGCAGATCAGCGCCTACGTGAGCGAGGAGCTGTATTGGTCGCTGTTGGCGCTCTATGCCGACTATGAGGATCGGCGGCGGAATTTCGCCAATTGGCAAATCGCGCTGGCGGATGAAAAATCCCGCGTTGTGGACTTTGGGGCGCGCACTAGGGCGATCGTTGGGGGCACGACGGAAGAGGCGATCGACGGTGGCGGCGTGGCCTACTTTGCGGTGTTCCAGGTGGCGATGGGTGCGCCGTCCGGGGAGCCGGTGAACAACCCGAACTACCGGTGGTTGGTGCGGTTTGGGCTGTCGGAGCTGGAGGTGGTCGCACCATGACGATCAACCTGACGGCGCGTGGCACTCGGCTGACGGTGGGCGGCAAGGATTTTAGCAAGGCGCTGGTGTCTGGCTCGGTCAGCGATGGGTTGCTTGACCAGGGCGGGGTGGTGCTGCGATCGGGGTCGATCGAGTTGGCGCGGGTGGCGGGGCTGGATGAAAGCCTCGATCCGCGTTTGAACCTGATCCGCTGGGCGCGGGGCGTGGCGGTGTTGATCGAGCTGAAGACCGAGGCGGGAGCCTGGGCCCAACTGCCCTGTAAGGAGTTGTTCCTCCTGAATGCCCAGCCGAACGATAGCCAAGGGGCGCGGCTGACGCTGGAACTGGGCTGCTGGCTGAGTTTGAACGAGTGGCAAACCAGCACCGACCCGGAGGAAGAGCGCCAACCGACCGATGAGGAAAGCAAGCCGAAGGTGCACGATCGCCAGACGATTTTGCTGGATTTGCTGGGCAAGCTGAATGTGACCGGTGTGAGCGGCGCAACCTTGACGGGGCAATGGATTGGCTCGATTGCGGCGGATCTGCAAGGGGGCTATCTGGAGACGGCGGGGCAGTTGGCCTATGCGTCCGAACAGCCCTGCTACCTGATTGCGGAGGGGAAGGCGGTGCGCGTGGTGCCGATCGATCTGGCTCCGGCTCCGTTTCACCAGGTGGCGATCGGGGTGGGCGAGAAGACCTACGAACCCCAATCGGCGGAACCGCCCGTGGAACGGTATGTCTGCACGGCGAACCCGTTGGTGGAAAAGCCGAGCAGCGAGTGGGAGCGATCGGGCGCTTGTGTGAGCCGTCGCTACTCGGACGCGGGCGGGTCGGAGTTGTGGGAATTTTGTACGGGCGATCCGGATCAGGAGACCTACCGGCTTCAGGAGCCGGAGTCGGTGCTGGATCCCGACAGCAGTTCGACGGGGCTACGCACGAGCCAACGCCGGATCAAACAACAGTTTTGGGCGGCGGACGATGGGCGGCTGCTGACGGAGTTGGAAGTGACCTACCGGCCGCGGATTGCGGTGCTGGCGGGGGCCTACGGCGAGTTGGATGAGGACGTGCCGGATCCGTGGGGCGAGGTGATGGCGGAGCGGACGACCGTGACCTATGCCTACGACCCGGCGACGAAGGTGCTGGCCCAGCGGAAAGCCGTGACCCAAAAGACGATCGCCGAGATTGCGCCTCGGATTGCGGCGACCTACACGCTCCCGGCGAATTTCACGAGCCTGCGGGATGCGGAAACCCATATCCAAAGCTGGTTTCGGGACACAAAGGGGCGTTGGGTGGCGACGGAACGCAAGTTGCGGGCGCGGAATCTGGCCCAATCGCAGGTGGTGGACGCGCTGGAGGGGCGCGGCACTTACGACATGCTGAACGTGGCGTGCAATCAGGTGCGTGTGCCCCTCGGCGAGGGCGGGGCCCAGGCGGCGGACAGCGGGGCCAGCCAGCCCCCAGCGACCCAGT